CGGAGGATTGTAGCAGAAGGTAATATCCCCATCGCTCCACATCTTCTATTCCCTCAGTTCATGGATGACAACATTGATGCTGAGCGAGAACGAGCTATGGAGATGAACCTTGAAATCATGCGCCACTCTGATGAAGTCCGTGTTTTTGGCGGCCAGATCAGCATCGGTATGTGGCAAGAGATGAAAGCGGCGAAGGAACTGGGAGTTCCTGTGGTGCAGGAGGGAAATAAATGAAATTAACCATCTACACATCAGATGCTTGCGGCCAAGCAGCGAATGTCTACTACCCCAACAAGGTAGACGTGACGGATGAAAGAAGTTTCAAGAAGGCTGTTTCTTTTGACCATGTGGCGGCAAGCTATAAGAACAACTATCGCAGCAATGTCAACTTCATCGAAGCCGACCATATCAGCATGGACTGCGACAACGAGAAAAGCGATGATCCCGAAACTTGGATTTCTCCGGAGGATATTTTAAGTCTTTTTGACGGAGTGGGTCTTGCCATTGCCACCAGCAGAAATCACTTGAAGGAAAAAGGCAGCAAGTCGGCAAGGCCGAGGTTTCATGTTTACTTTCCCATTCTCGAAACAAAGAATGCCGACAGCTATTCGGAACTTAAAGAGGAGCTGGCGGATATTTTCCTTTTTTTCGATGCCGGAGCTTTAGGCAGTGCCCGGTTCATGTTTGGAAATCCCGATGCCGAGGTCGTCTGGCGTGACGGCAGTCAGCTTATCACAGATTTTATCAGAGATGATTTTGCCGAGTGGGACGCGGCACAAAGCGAGATCCCGGAAGGATCAAGGAACAAGACCATGTCGCATTATGCTGGGCGCATCATCGTAAGGCTCGGAGCGACAGAGGAAGCTTACGAGATGTTCCTTAAAAAGGCAGATCTGTGCAATCCTCCGCTTCCGGACTCTGAACTTCAAACCATCTGGCAAAGTGCGAAACGATTCGGAAAGAAAGTCTCTGCTCAGGAAGGCTATATTCCTCCGGAAGAATACGGCAAGGACTTCTCACTCATGCCGCCGGACTTCTCGGATATCGGTCAAGCAAAGGTGCTCACTCGAGAGAAAGGTGAAATCCTTGTTTACACCGATGCAACAGACTACATGACCTATAACGGGACGCATTGGGAGGAATCCAAGCAAAAAGCGGTCGGTGTCTGCCAGGACTTTCTGGACAAGCAGCTTGAATAAGCAAAGGCCGCACTTAATAAAGCGACAAAACTTCTCACTGAGTCCGGAGTGCCGCAAGATCTGATTCAGGCAGGCGGCAGGACACTTGAAAAAGGCATCCAGTCAGAACAAAAGAAAGCTTTTGATTTATATCGAGTTGCCCTCGCCTATAAGAACTTTGTCATGAAGCGCAGGGACATGAAATATGTCACTTCCGCACTGCAGGCCGCAAAACCCATGCTCCTTAAGATGATTCAGGATTTTGACAGCCAGGATTTTATGCTGAACACACCTGCCGCTGCCTATGACCTGACAAAAGGCCTTCAAGGGGCAGTACCGCACAAGCCGGAAGATTACATGACAAAAATCACGCTGTTTTCTCCCGATACGGAAAACGAACAGCTCTGGCTTGATGCGGTGTCCGGTTTCTTTTGCGGTGATCAGGAACTCATCGAGTATGTTCAACAGATTGTCGGCCTTTCCGCTATTGGCAAGGTCTATATGGAAGCCTTGATCATTTCCTATGGAGAGGGTTCGAACGGCAAGTCGACCTTTTGGAACTCCATCGCCAAAGTGCTGGGAAACTACAGCGGCACAATCTCGGCGGATGCCTTAACGGTTGGCTGCCGAAGAAATGTGAAGCCTGAAATCGCAGAGCTGAAGGGAAAAAGGCTTGTCATAGCGGCCGAGCTGGAAGAAGGCGTGCGGCTGAATACATCCGTCATCAAACAGCTTTGTTCTACTGACCTTGTCTCCGGCGAAAAGAAATACAAGGATCCCTTCAAATTTACTCCGACGCATACACTTGTCCTTTATACCAATCATCTCCCCAAGGTGGGAGCCAATGACGACGGTACTTGGCGAAGACTCATCGTCATCCCTTTTCAAGCCAAGATCAAAGGCAAGGCGGATATTAAAAACTACTCGGACTATCTGGTGGAGCATGCGGGCGGGGCGATTCTTTCCTGGATCATTGAGGGAGCGAAAAAAGCCATTGATAAAAGCTTCAAAATCCCTGTTCCGAAATGTGTGGCCGATGCCATCCATCGTTACCGGGAGAACAATGACTGGCTTTCAAGTTTTCTGGAGGAATGTTGTGAGATAGAACCATCATACAAAGAGAAATCCGGGGAGTTTTATCAGGAATACCGGGCCTATTGCCTGAGAACCGGAGAATGGACGAGAAGCACGGCCGACTTTTATACCGGACTTGAAATCGCCGGCTTTGAACGCAAGAAAACAAAGGGCGGCATGATGATTTTAGGACTTCGTTTGAAGTCAGATTTTATGGACTAAAAGTCAAAAGGTGCAGGTCGGTGAAGGTCAATATATAAAACCCCTTTAGGGTGAAAATTTTAGGAAAAAAATTATATAGAGAAGTTTAATAGATGACTTGCACCGACCTGCACCATCTCAGTGAAAAGCCTGATATTACAGCGTTTTAGATGGAGGAAACAAAATGCTTGAAAAACAGATTGAACATAAATTATTGACGGAAACGAGAAAACGAGCCGGACTTTGCCTGAAATTCATCTCTCCCGGATGGAACGGTGTGCCGGATAGAATCGTTCTTCTCCCCGGAGGAAAAATAGGCTTTGTAGAAGTCAAGAAATCCGGTGAAAATCCTAGAACCTTACAGCTGCGAAGGCATAAGCAAATCAGGAAATTGGGCTTTCAGGTTTTCATTTTGGATGATCCGGGTGATATTGGAGGGCTGCTTGATGCAATACAAGGCTCATGATTATCAGGAATATGCCAAAGAGCAGATCATCAAAAAGAAAGCTTGCGGTCTTTTTTTAGAGCCGGGACTTGGGAAAACAGTCATCACACTTTCCGCCATTTGGGATCTCATGTTTGACTACTTTGATGTCTCGAAAGTTCTCGTCATCGCCCCGCTTCGTGTAGCGGAGAATACTTGGACAGAGGAATTGGAGAAATGGGACCATTTGACCTTTCTTCGCATCTCCAAGGTTCTGGGAAGCGAAAAGGAAAGAATCAAAGCGCTTAAAACTCCTGCCGACATCTATGTGATTAACCGGGAGAATGTTGCCTGGCTTTGTGAACTTGGCGAGTGGGACTTTGACATGATGGTGATTGACGAACTCTCGAGCTTCAAAAACCCGTCCAGTAAACGGTTCAAAGCCCTCAGAAAGAAGCGTCCCGGCATTGACCGGGTTGTAGGTCTTACAGGGACGCCTTCTACCAACGGTTTGATGGATTTGTGGTCGGAGATTTATCTCTTGGATCAAGGGCAGAGACTTGGGAAAACAATCGGAAGCTACCGGGCGGATTTCTTTGTTCCCGACCGCATGAACGGCTACATCGTTTATTCTTATAAACCCCGTCCCGGAGCGGAGGAATTTATCTATGGCCTTTTATCCGGTCTCTGCGTCTCCATGAAAAGTCAAGATTTTCTTGAGATGCCGGAAAGATTGGAGCGGGATGTCAAAGTCAGGCTTCCGGATGCTGCTAGAGAAATCTACAAGGAGATGGAACGAGAAATGGTGGCCAGCTTAGAAGACAAAACCATTGATGCCGTGAATGCCGCCGTCCTTACCAACAAACTCCTGCAAATGGCATCGGGTGCTGTCTATGACGAGACGGGCGCAGTCGCAGAACTTCATTCCGCAAAGCTTGATGCCTTGGAGGACTTGATTGAATCCGCCAACGGCAAACCTGTCCTTATCTATTACAACTACAAGCATGAACGCATGCGGATAAAAAAGCGTTTTAAAGATGCTGTTGAAATCAAAACACCGGAGGATTTTCAGGCTTGGAACAAAGGCGAGATTCCCATTGCTATGGCACACCCCGCTTCTATGGGACACGGGCTGAACCTTCAGCATGGCGGTTCTACTGTGATTTGGATGTCTCTACCTTGGTCATTGGAACTTTACCAACAGGCAAATGCCAGGCTGTGGCGGCAAGGACAAAAAGATACGGTTGTGATTTTCAGGCTTATTGCAGAAGGAACAATCGACCGAGATGTGGCACGTGCCTTGGAAAAGAAGGATGTCACACAGGAGACCTTAATGCAGGCGGTAAAAGCGAGGGTTTGTCATGAATAGCATCAAGAAAGTAAAAGAAATGATTAGAGACTACCCTGCGAATGCCGCAAGAATGAAAGAGCTTGAACAAGAGATGGAGCACTATATCCCGATTACGGCAAGTGAGGTCTTGGAGATGTTGACCTTCCCCGGCAAGACGGGCGATGAAGTTCCGGTGCAAAAAGAACGGTCCAAGAACCGGGTGTTTTATATTGCTACCTCCTACCGAAGGCTTGCCTGGCTGATCAATCACAGGGCGGAAAAGGAAATGACGGAAGAATATCAAAAGACGGCCAAGGAAGTGGAATTTATCCGCTATGCCATCAGAGCACTCCCCAAGTATTACCGAGACCTCATGACCTATGACGTTTTGGAGGGCAAACGCTGGAGCGAAATCTGTGAGCATTTTTCTTTAAGCGGTGTGGAGTTTTCGAGGAAGAAAGAAAGAGCCATCTGCCGTATGGCTAAGACACTTGAAAAGCAGTACCGATATTTCGGTTTCAGGGAGGAGGATATTTGTGATAGAGATTAAGGACATTTTGAACAACTACGATACCTATCTCAATGAGCTGCAGGCGGATTTATGTCTGCTTAGGGGCATGCTTCAGCAGGATATGGGCGAACCAGGTGCTTCATTAACTGAGCTTAGCTTCATGTTGAAGCATTTAAGGTGTTGTTCTGAGTTTACGAATGATGCTGTTATTGATATGCGACTTGAGCATGCTGAGCTTCGCTTGCGTCAATTGTCTCTTGCAGAGTGGGCAATTCATAGTCGACCGGAAAGACAAAGACTTATCTTGCAGGGTTTGTATGTTGAAGGTAAAAGCTGGCAGGAATTACAAGATGAACTCCATGTCAGCCAGACAACAATTTCAAGGGAGCGGAACAAAGCCCTGGCATTAATTCAGAATGAATTAGAGACCTGGCCTGAATTTAGGAAATCAATGTTAGAAAGTCGGAAGTAAATGTGAGTGATTTGTAACTAAGGAGCCTGGTATCCTTAAACTAAGAAAAAATATAGAGACCTGTGGCGACCTGCTGCAGGTTTTTTTATTGCGGGAGGTGTTTTATGCCAAGGAAACCGAAACGCCCCTGCTCTTACCCCGGCTGCCCGGAGCTTGTTGAAGGAAGATTTTGTAAGAAACATGAGCAGGAGGAAAACAGGCGCTACGAAAAATATCAGAGAGATCCGGAGACAAGAAGACGGTACGGCAGAGCTTGGAAGAGAATCCGCGATCGCTACATCAAAGCCCATCCTTTGTGCGAGGAGTGCAAACGAAATGGTAGACTTGTCCCTTCAGAAGAAGTCCATCATATCGTTCCTTTGTCAGAAGGCGGCACGAATAAACAGCATAATTTGATGGCTCTTTGCAAGTCTTGTCACTCTGGCGTTCACGCAAGACGTGGTGACAGATGGAGCTGACCCCTAGGGGGATGTCAATCTCTGCAGAGGATTTGGCGTGCAACGGGCGGTGGGTCACGCGCGAAAAAAGTTCAATTCAAACGGGGGATTAAACCCCTTTTTTATTTTATACGGAAAGGAGGTGCCTTGTGGCAAGAGACGGAACCTACAGAGGCGGCCGACGTGTAAAGGCCGGCAGCAAGCCGGACCCTCTCGTTGATAAGATTGCCGCTGGAAAAGAAGCAAATATTTTAGAAACACACGATTTTGATCCGGATGCCCTTTTTGCTCCGGATGAGCCTAAAGGCATCTCGGATTTATATGGTGAAGACATGCCCGAGCCGTCGGACTACCTTTCCGCAAGGCAAAAGGACGGGAAACCTTTAGGTGCGGACGAGATCTATGAAGAAACCTGGCTCTGGTTAAAAGAAAGACGCTGCGAAAAGCTCGTGAACCCCAGGCTCATTGAATCTTACGCTCAGGCCTTCGCACGTTTCATTCAATGCGAGGAAGCAATCAGCACCTATGGCCTTTTAGGAAAACATCCGACCACCGGCGGCGCAATAGCAAGTCCCTTTGTTTCGATGAGCCAGAACTTTCAGAAACAGGCAAATCTCATCTGGTATGAGATTTTTGACATCGTGAAGCAAAACACAACGACCGCATTTATCTCCACTCCTCAAGACGACATGATGGAGTGGCTCCTGCGAAAGAAAAAGGAATGACCGACGAACTGACTTTCCGAGTAGTTAAGGCGGGTTCAAATACACATTATCGAAACGGAGGAAAATCAAGATGAAACACTATAAAACAGCGGAGTCTGTGACCAAGGGGCACCCGGACAAGCTTTGTGATTATATCGCCGACAGCATACTTGACAGCTACCTGCAAAAAGATCCCGAGTCCCGAGTCGCTGTGGAAGTCATGGCAACTAAGGGACTCATTTTAGTTGCGGGAGAAGTAACAAGTACGGCAAAAGTACATATCCGAAAAGTTGTAAAATACACGCTTCGCTCTGCCGGATATACACCTTCGGAATTTCGCATCAAGGTGCGGCTTCATAAGCAAAGCCCCGATATCGCCCGTGGCGTAAACCGTTCGGAAGACCTGCTCGGTGCAGGCGATCAGGGAATCGTCTACGGTTATGCGACGGATGAAACGCCCGGCTTTCTTCCTTTGGCTTTGGTGCTGGCAAGAAGGCTCACATCAAGACTTGAAGAAGTACGAGAAAACAGTGTCGTTTCAGGGCTGAAGCCCGACGGAAAATGTCTTGTGACCGTGGAGTACGAAGAAGATGAAGCTTCAAGAATCCACTCGGTGGTTCTCTCTACTCAGCATGATGAATCCATCACGACAAACGATTTGCGAAAAGAAGTCCTAAAGCATGTCATCCATCCGGTGCTTAACAATATTCTTCCCTTTGACGAAGAAGATATCCTCGTCAATCCGACAGGACGCTTTGTTATAGGCGGGCCTGCGGCAGACACCGGGCTTACCGGAAGAAAACTCGCTGTCGATACCTATGGTGGGCTTTCCAAGCACGGCGGCGGAGCTTTTTCCGGGAAAGATCCGACCAAGGTGGACAGGTCGGGAGCTTACATGGCTCGGCTCATTGCACGCAGTGTTGTATCTGCAGGATTGGCAAAAGAATGTGAAGTTTCCATAGCCTATGCCATCGGCAAGCCCGATCCTCTTTACTGGGACATCGACTGTTTCGGTACGGAGAAAAAGGATCTTGAAACCATCAGGGAACAATGCGAGACGCTTTTCCCCTTGTCTGTCTTGCCCATGATTCAATATCTCCGCCTCAGGCGGGGCTCTTATGCCTCCCTTGCTGTCACAGGCCACTTCGGCGACGGCAGGCTGCCTTGGGAAAATGACCTGGCAGGGCTTTTGCTTCATACGGGGGTGAGTCTATGAAAATGACAGAACATTTTGAGAAAGTCCCCATCGATAAACTCGTCCCATATGCGAGGAATGCCAGAACGCACAGCAAGGAGCAAATTCTGCAGCTTAGAAGTTCTATCCGTGAGTTCGGATTCATCAATCCCTGCTTGATTGACAAGGATTACAGCATCTTGGCAGGACATGGCCGGGTTTTAGCCGCCAAAGAAGAAGGTTTGACGGAGCTTCCCTGTGTATTTGTGGAACATCTGACCGAAGCGCAAAAGCGCGCCTATATTTTGGCAGACAACAGGCTTGCATTAAATGCCGGCTGGGATGAAGATATGCTTTCAATAGAACTTTCTGAACTAGAAGGAGCGGACTTTGACCTTGATCTTTTAGGTTTTACAGACGCCGAGCTTCATAAGCTCTTAGGTGAAATCGAAACGGAAGAAGACGACTTCGACCTGACTGCCGCTTTGGAGGAAGCAAGCTTTGTGAAGGCGGGCGATGTCTGGA